GGCGGCTGGATGATGGAGGGCCTGCAAATCGGCATCAATCAGGGCGCACCGCGCCCGCTCAACGCCATCGGCGGCATGGCTTCGGATTTGCAACAGCGTTTCAGCGACAGCACCTCATCCTTGGCCGCTTCAATGGCCGCCAACAGCGCCGAACTCTCTGCCGCACGGCAGGGCACGGCCGCAGCGGGAGGAATAACGGTACATTTTTCGCCGACCATCCATGCGCCGGGCGGTAATCCGCAGCAGATTGAGGCGGCGTTGCAGATGGGTTTGCAAGAGTTTGAAACAATGTTCCGCCGCATGATGGACGACAAAGCACGGAGGGCTTATTGATGTATGCGATGTTGGGCGAGGTACGCTTTGAGCTTTTAAACAGCTTTACATCTTTGGAAACTCAGCATGCCGCCAATTTTGCCAAACATGAGGTCTTGAAAGGCCGTCCGCGCCTGCAGGCCCTGCAAAACGAGCTGACGACGCTGCGTTTTTCGCTCAAGCTGCATTGGCGGCTGGGCAATCC